TTCATCTTGCGGATGCGCGCCAGCGTCGACGAGTTCATCACGAAGCTTGCCCCCTGGCGATAGGCGGGGCGCAGCGCATGGACCAGATCGACGAGCCGGTCCTCGGGCGCGGCACTCGCGAAATTGCCGTCGGCGCCCGACGCGACATATTGCAGCGTCCCGAAGGCCCGCGCGGCATCGTCCTGCGGCGTCGGCGTTCCATTCAGGAACCCGCGCGGACGGTTGGTGCCATTGCCGCCCACGAACGCAGCCCCCTCGGCACGCGCGAATTCCTCGGCAATTTCGCTCGCCAGCCAGCTTTCGACATCGAATGCGGCATCATCGAGCATCGCCTGGCTTGCCGCCGGATTGGCATAGAGCTCGCCGCTCGGCGGCGCGATCTCGGCAAAGGCGGGCGTGTCGGTCTCGGCCCGCGCAGCCGTTTCGCTCACCCAGCCGGACGGCGTACCGCCGGTGGTGACCAGCTTGCGATAGCCCGCCGTCCCGGTCTGCACGACCTGCGCGATCGACCGGATCGGCGAGATATCGGCGAGCGTCCGGGCGATCAGCGCGTCGATCTCGCGGGGGACGGCAAAGCCGCCATCCGGGCCAGTGGTCGCGGAAAAGCTCTTCACCCCGGCCTCCAGACCGCGCCGCAGATACTGATCGACAAAGCTCTTGGTTTCGGGGGCCTTGTCCTCGCCGCCGCCCAGCGACGGGCGGGACCCCGAGCGCGCCAGCCGCTCGATCCGCTCCCGCATCGTCTCGCTTTCGGCGCGGATCGCATCGACATCGCCCTTGATGCCATCGAGCCCGGTTTCGAGCGCGGCGATGCGCTCTTCATGCTCTTCGGCCTGCAGGATCGCATCGAACGATGCCTCCAGCGGATCGGCATCGGCTTTCAGCTCAAGGGGATTTGCGGGGATTTCCATCATTTCTTCCTTCCGTTCAGGGATCACACGGGGAAAGCCCCGCGATGTCGGGCACAAAAAACCCCGCCGAAGCGGGGCAGATGGGGAAAGTCGGGGAGACGATCAGCGCAGCATGTGCACCTTGGCACCCGGCATCATCGGTACGCTGACCAGGCTCACCTCGACCAGATCGAGGTCGAACAGTTCGCGCGGGCTTCCACCGGCGGACCTGCGCACGCGATACCCAAAGCTGAGGCCGATCGCCGCGCCGCTGCGGATCGCCGTCAGCGCCTCGTCGGCCTGATCGTCCAGCGCCGCGATGATGCGCAGGCCGCGCCGGTCTTCGGCCGCCTGCACCACCTCGCCGATCCGGCGATCGGGCCTGTGCTGCCACAGCAGCGGCAGCGCGCGCCCGGCGCCGGCCAGCGATCGCTGAAAGGCTCCGCGCCTGACGATATCGCCACCACGGTCCACCCGATCGAACAGGGCGGCATAGCCTGCGAACCGAACGCTCACTGGACAAGATCGCCCAGGCCCAGCTGCACCGCCAGGGCAGCGAGCAGCAGCGCCATCACACCGCGCACGAACTTGTCGAACGTCTGGCCCCAGATTCCCGACCGCGCCTCGCGCCAGCCCTGAAGCAATTCGCGCAGCTCACGCAGGTCCGCGCCAGCATTGGCGTCAGCCAGACCGATCCGCGCGAGCGCCCGGCCCGCCCCCAGATCGCCCGCCTCCTCGACCACCGCGCGCAGTGTCGCCAGGTCCGCACCTTCATCCGCCGCCTGCGCGAGCAGGCTGGCGAGCATGTCCTCACTGTCCATCATGGTCACGAAATCCCCAGCAGGGCCCGCTTTTCCTCGGGCGAAAGAAAGTCCGCCGCGCCCACCTGCTGCCAGAGGCGCTCGCGATCCTCGGACAGGGCGGGCATCTGGTCCTGGTCGACGGCGATGGCCGCATCGGGCCACCAATGGCCCAGCCCCTCGGCCAGGGCGGCGGTGATCTTGCCCGCCAGCGGCAACAGCGTGAGCCGCCACAGCGCGCGGTTGGCCTCGCGATAATTGGCATAGGTATTGTCGCCCGGCAGACCGAGCAGCATCGGCGGTACGCCGAACGCCAGCGCGATCTCGCGCGCGGCATTCGCTTTCAGCGCGACGAAGTCCATATCGGCGGGCGACAGCGCCATGCTCTGCCAGCTCAGCCCCCCTTCGAGCAGCATCGGCCGCCCGGCATTGGCGTGCCCGGCAAAGCTCGCCTCCAGCTCGGCCTTCAACCGGTCGAACTGTTCGGGGGTCAGCACGCCGCCGGGTTCGTCGGGGCGATAGACCAGAGCGCCCGAAGGACGCGCGGCATTGTCGAGCAGCGCCTGGTTCCAGCGCCCGGCGGCATTGTGCACCGCCACCGCGCGCGCCGCTGCACCCAGACACCCCAGGCCATAATGGTCGTCGGTCGGGTGAAAGGCCTTGATATGCACGATCACCGGCGCGCCATCGCCTTCCTGCGCGGCCAGCCGGGTCGCGCTGTCGCCGACGCGGTAGACATAAGCCGCGGGCCAGCCGCGCGCGTCGGGCTCGATGCTCACCCGGTCGGGGCGCAGCGCGAACAGCTCGGCGGGCCTGCCATCGGCATCGCGCAGGATCTGCACATAGCCATTGCCGTGCAGCAGCAGATGCGCTGCCAGCGTTTCCATCAGCCCCTGGCCCGCGCTGGTGGCGGCAACCAGCGCGGCAAGCGCCGGATCGGAGGCGGCGAGCAGCGCACCGCCCACGCCCTCGGCCACCAGCCGCACCGCGCGCTGGGCGATCGGATTGTCCAGATAGGCCGCGCGCACCTGATCGGCGTGGCTCAGCGGCGGATCGGCCAGCGCCAGGCTCCACGGACTGGTGAACGCGCGCGCCAGCGGCGGCCGCGCGCTGCTTGCGCCCTTCAGCGCGAGCGCCAGTTGCTTCCAATATCCCATATCAACTCTCCAGCGATCGGATGCGCGGGGTGCCGCGCCGTCCCAGCATCAGTTCGGTCAGCGCCCAGACCAGCGCGTCGGCGCGGTCGGGCGAGCCGCCCGGCCCCTGATAGGTGCCGCCGGCCATCAGGCCGCACATCTCGTCCTCCAGCCGGGCAAAGGTGCCGCAATGGACCACCCGGCCTGTCTCGTAGAGCGCAACGACCGGCTCGGCCCGGGCGACCTTGCCTCTGCTCGCATGGACCAGCCGCACCGGCAGCGCGATATCGGCCGCGCGCAGCACCGCGCCGACCATCTCGCCGCCCTGATTGGCCTCGGCGATGATGCGGTCGGCACCCCAGGCATCGGAGGCTGCGGCCACGGCGCGCGCCCAGGTTTCGGGCGATGCGGTTTCCACCGAACAATCGGCCAGCACTGCCGCGCGGCCATCGTCCTGCAGCGCGCACACGATGATGCCGCACGCATCGCCCGAGGATCCTGCGGGCGGATCGACCCCGATCACCACCCGCACCAGTCCCTGCGCATGCCAGCGTACGCGGCATGCTTCGATCAGGCTGCGGCTCCACAGCGCGCCTTCAATGTCTTCCAGCAGCTCGCCGTCCAGCTCCTGCCGCCCCAGTGCGGTACCGCCATAATGCCGTTCGACCGCCGCCAGAAAGGCCGGCGGCAGGTTGGCGCGGTTGGCATGGCTGCTGCCCCGGCTGATGATAAGGGCGGGATCGCCCAGCAGCTGGCGCACCAGCGGCACCGCGCGCGGCGTCGTCGTCGCGCAGACCTGCGGCAGCGACCCGACACGCAGGCCCAGTTGCAGATTGTCCCACGCCGCCAGCGCCCGTCCGGAGGCATTGTCCCATTTCGCGATCTCGTCGCACCAGGCATGGCTGTGTTCCGGACCGCGCAGCCCTTCTGGCTCGGCGGCAGAAAACAGCACCGCCTGCGCGCCGCCCGGCCATCGCAGCCGGCGCAGCGACGGTTCCCATGAGGGGCGCGCATCTTCGGGCGCGATCGCGAGCAGGCCGCTCTGCCCCTCCACCATCACGCTGCGCGCCTCGGCAAGATTGGCTGCAACCAGCGCGATCCGCGCATCGGGCACGGTCTCGCCGATCGATCGTACCCATTCGGCCCCTGCCCGCGTCTTGCCGAAGCCGCGCCCGGCCATGATCAGCCAGGTTCGCCAATCGCCAGGCGACGGCGGCAGCTGCTGCGGCCGCGCCCAGAACGGCCAGTGAAAGGCCAGCGCCTGCACCGCGCCGTCGGACAGGCCATCCAGATAGAGCCTTGCGGCTTCGGCAGGCATGGCCGCCAGCCTTTCGGCCAGCGACAGGCTGGTCATGTCGCGCCGGGTGCCGGGGCATTCGGCGCAGCGCTGGGCTGCGGCTTGTCTACACCGGCCACCGTGTCCAGCCGCGCTCGGATCTGGTCCAGCGTCGCCGCGAGCTGCTCGCGCGCGCTTCTGGCCGCCAGCGGATCGGCAGTCGGTTCGCTGCGGGTCTTTTCCACGCTCGCCTTATACGCCATCAGCAGCTTGAGGCCCTGGGCATCGTCGAATTCGGTTGCCCGGCCGATGCTGCCATCGGGGCGCTTGATCGGCTTGATCGTGCCGAAGCGCGCGGTCTTGAGCATGCGGAATTCCAGCTCGTCATAGCCGGTGGCAATCGCCATCTGCCAGCCATGGCTGAACGCCGGGCAGCTGGCGCGCAGGCGATAGACCGCCGATCGCGACACACCGGCGCGCTTGGCCGACACCGAAACGTTCGACGTTTCGGCAAGATGGTCGAGGAACGCGCACAGGCTTTCCTCCGACAGGCTATCGGACAAGGGCATCTCCGCTTGAGGCAAGATCGGCGAGAGAGCGTCGCGAGCGGGGCCTGTTGGCCGGCGGCGACTCGCTCTATCTCGATGTTCCTGATTTGTACCCAATCAGCGTGACGATGTCAAGCGGAAATAACCGATCTGGTTAGTAGACCTCATCGGGCGGCGGCGGGTCCTGCATCAGGTTCAGCCGGCGCAGCGCGAGCGCGGCAAGCCGCTGCGTCTCGCTTTTGCGCCGCGCAGCCGCAAGCGGCCGGGTTGCGGCGGGGCGGATGATCTCTGCATCATAGGCGTCTGCAACGATCAGCCCGGTCATGTCGGGAAGGAACGCCTCGCCGCCGACCAGGCCCGCATCCAGCGCCGGGCACAGGCCCCAGTAGAAACGATCGCAATGGTCGAGATATTCGCCCCATTTGCCGTCGCCCAGCAGATCAGCGCGCGAAACCTTGATCTCCACGATCACGATCTGCCCGCGGGAATCGATACCCATCAGGTCCGCCCTGCGACCATTGGGCAGGGCAACTTCGGACGCGACCCATATCTGGTTGCGGCGGAACAGCCGGGCGATGCCACGCGCCACCGCCGCCGCCCCCAGCGGAGGTCCACAGGGCGCGGCCATCGGGATCAGGGCCGGGTCCGCGGCCTGGGCGGGTTGATGCAGCGTGTCGGTCATGACCCGACGCTAATACAAAACGGGAACAAAGAAAAGGTAGCAGCGTGGCCGGATCAGGCGAGTTGCTGGTCGGTCCCGGCTGCGGCAAGGATCGCGGCAAAATCCTGGCTGGCCTCGCGATACAGCAGGCTGGCGGCAGCAACCGCAGGATGACCCGCCTTGCGCGCCCGGTCCAGCGCGGCAAAGCCGGATTGCAGGGCGGCCGAGACCGCATCCAGCTCGGCCATGAGGTACGCGAGCCTGGCCGTCTCGCGCTCTGCCAGCCGTGCGGAAAGGACGGCGCGCTGGTTCAGACTTTCCAGCGCTGGTCCGCCCGAATGTCCAGCCAGCCGCCCGAGCACGTGCAGCACCGTCTGGATGGCATCGACGCGCGCCAGCAGCGAATCGACCGCTGCCTCGGCGCGGGAATCGGGCTGGATCGGAGTGAGCGGAGCGAACATCGCGTAATACCGTGGCAGCACCCGGTTAACATCGCGATAAAGGTCCGCACCGGGCAGATTTCGTGGCGCGAAAGACACAATCTTTCACATATGCTGCATATCTTGGCATT